GTTTCTTCTACTAGAGGTTCTTCTACAACCTCTTCTTTTTTTGTTTGCTTTTTAGCCATAATAATATAAAATAAAAATTAAAAAAAAAGATCGGGGCCGAAGCCCCGACCTAATAAATATTACTTCATCAACATGAAGTTGTTAGCACCTTGAGTAACTAAACATCTTTCAGATAAGAAGTGGATTTGCATAGCATCTAATGCAGATGTAGCAGCTCCAACCGAACCAGTAGTCCAAGTCTTCATCTTTCTGTTGTCAGTTTGAGAAGCTCGGTAACGTACGTGTAAGAACGGACGCTTAAGGTTCTTTCCTAATTGCTGATCGTAAACAGTTGAAGTACCAGCTGGGATAATAACACCTCTAATAGCTGAAGCAGCATTAGCAGCATTAATTCCACCACGAGTAGCTAAATCGTTTAAGTAACGGAAATCAGACTTATAGAAGTCGTAAGATCCTCTACGGAAACCAGAAAAGCCTAGGTTTAACGCCATGTCCTCATCGTTCTCGAATACTCCGTAAGAAGTACCACCAGCACCATAAGAATTCATAGAAGCTAGCATGTCGTCCATCGCCAAGCTAGTAGCACGGTTAACGAACATCATATTTTCTTCAATAGCACCTTGCTTGTCAAACTCTGCTAAAATAGCGTCGAATTCAGCTAAGTCAGTAGCAGCGTTAACACCAGTTACACCTGAAGTTTCATTACCTCTTGACTCAATAGCAGCGAATAAACCTTCAGTACCGAAAGAATTACCTGCTCCGTTAACAATATTGTCAGCGACAGAAGAACCAGGAGTTCCAGTAATACCTTCAATCATAGCCATCTCTAAGTAATCAGTGAAACGAGCACGTGTGTCAGCTTCAGCTTTCAAGTACCATAAGTAACCTGATTGACCTTCTTCTCCAGAAACTTCAACCCAACCGATTCTAGATGTATCTGATCCAGATACTTCGTAGTAATCTTTGATAATGATTGGTTTGTTAGAGAAAGACTTGAACTGTGGCTCGTTTGCATCTCTTGAATCAGAGGCAGTAGAACCATCATCTTCCAAGTATCTCTTACCTTTACCGTACTCAGAACCGTAAACTAATACTGTACAGTCTTTGTCAGCGTTAGTTCCAGTACCGTGAGTAAAAGCAGTTGCACCGTAAGGTTGAACCGTAATAGTATCAACGTTTACTACAGTAACGATACCTTTAACAACCTCTACAGAGTTTGCTATAATAACAGTGTCATTAACTCTAATACCCATTTTTCCACTAGCACCAGTAATAATACCAGAAGCGTTATAAGTAGCTTCATCGATGTCTCCTTGAATTAAAAGAGTAGTAGTAGATGCAGTCTTAGCTTTGTAAGATAAGTGTAATCTACCTTGTTCAGACCATACAACTTGATCAGCTGCCATAGCCTCTTCAGCTCCAATTTTATTTAAGAAACCTGCGATAGTTCTCGGTCCGAAAACTTCAGCTTCTTTTTCCATTAGATCTGGTAAGTATTGTTGAGCCCACGTTGTGTCCGTAGTACCCGTAAAATCTAGATAATTTGAAGATAGCGTTTGCTTACCAGCAGCAGGAACACTATTCAACAAAGGTCCATTTGTAATTGCCATTTTTAATTTGTTTTAAATGGTTAATAATTTATTTTCGTTTTTTAAATTTAAACGAAGGAGTTGTATCTAAATCAAGAGCTCTAACTTTAACACCTCCAGCCTCTATTTCTCCATGAGAAGATCTAGGCGACATGTCAATATTTTTAGTCTCAGCTACAGAGCTTTTAAGAGCATCAGCCTTGCCTTGCTCATAAAAATGTCTAGCGATAACATCAGGATTCATTGCCGTGTAAATAGACTTATGATAGTTAGCAGCGTCTTTAATTTTACCTTCATTATCTAAATGAGTGTTTATAAAATTATTAAGATCTGACTGACTTTCTTTTGTCTGTGCAGCATCACGAACGTTTACTCTAAATCTTTGATCACCAACTTCATATTCAAAACCTTTGAATTCGTTGTTGAAAACATCATCTGTTTTCTCTTCAAAATACTTAGAGCGCTCTTCAGTTACTCGCTGATTTTGTTCAGCCTCTTCGTTATATCGATTAAAGAAGTCCATTGCTTTTTGATATTCATCATTAACAATAGGCTTAGCCTTAATCTCATCGTAATATTTAGACTTTTCCCCGCCTAAGTAGGTCTTGGCTTCTGCAACCTGCTCTTTTAAAGCCAACTTTTTTCTTTTTATTTCTTTTTCATCATCAACCTCTTCGTCGTAAGAGAAGTTATCTTCCATTAAAAAGTTTACTTCTTCCCTACTCAAGTGTGGTTTTGTTCTCTCGTAATACTCTTGTAAAGCTGTTTGATTGTCCATTTCTTCATAATCGCGATTTAGCTTTACGTAATCTTCTACACTACCGCCAGTGTCATTAACAAAGTCAACTAGCTTTTGTATATTCTCAGGTAATGCCTGACCTGTTTGCTCAACTTTTTCTAAAGCCTCGTTAGCTGCCTCAACAGTATTGCTTACTTCTTGTTGGATACTTTGTTCGGCAACTTCTTCATTTGTTGCTTCGACGTTTTCTTCGCGTACTTCTTGGCTAGTTCCGGATTCGTCGCGAACAGGTACCTCATTTGTGTCTTGCTCCTGAACGGCATTTTCTATTTCTTTTAATTTATTCATATCTAAAACAACAGTACCATCTTCTTTGTAAGATACCGGTGACTCTTGTTCTACGACTTGTTCTTCTGTTGATTCGGTGTTTTGCACCTCTTCTACGTTTTCATTTTCTTCCATAATATAAAATATAAATTAGTTAGTTTATCTCGGGTTAAAAGTTTCCATACCGAATCCACCTCCGAGTATATCATTACCGGCAGATTCAAACTTTTTAGGTGGTGCACCTGTCTTTCTTTGGTCTATAAGTTCACTTTGTTGTGAAGCTTGTATTTTTGTTCTTTCGTCTTTACGATCTTCTTTTTCTTTTTCAGTTCCTTTTTTACCGTCAACCTCCATCTGTTTGAGTCGCATGTTGATTTGGAACTCATGGTCCATAAGTTGCTTTTTAACATTAGCCTCATGAATCATTGTTTCTCGCTTAAAGTTTTCTTTAGCCTCTTCTAACGCTATTTGCGACTGCGTTATAGCTTGGTTCTTTTGAACTTCAGCTTGAGCAGCTTGTTGTTGCGCTTGACCTTGAGCCTGAGCTTGAGCAGCCGCGTTTTCCTGCTGTATCTTTTGATCTTGCTTAACTTTTCTTTCTCGTCTAATCTTTAATAGTTGATTAGCTAGTTTTATATTTTTAATTTCCCTAAGATCAATAGCATCTGAAAGCTCTATCAATTGCTGCTGTAAGGCTTGTTGTATATTGTTTTCTAGTAATTGCTTTTCTTCTTCATCAGGAGATAATTCTAAGAATATACCAAAATCATAAAGATACATATCAGACACGTCTTCTAACGTGCCTACATTGTGAGCTCCTATTGACTGTACAAAAGCATTTTTCATTGGAGAGTACTCTAGTATATCAGATATTCTAAGTGATAAAGCTCCAGCAACTTCAGAAGTTAAAAACAATCCTGCTTGTAGTATATGCCTTGTAGCGGTATTGCTATTAGCCGCCGCCATTTTTTGTATACCTACTAATGATCTTTCAGCTGGCATACTACCGTCTCTAGCCTCGTTAAGTCCGGTTACATCACGTATCATTTGTAAATAATAGTTATATGTAGCTATCAAGCTTTGCATTTTCTGCCCACCAGATCCTGATTGTATTTCTTGTATTGGGTTTTTACCAGGATTAAACTCTCCGTTTTCATTTAAAGACCTTCCAATAACAGAACCTGTTTGGAAGAACATGTTTAACGCTTCTTGCGGATTATAATTAGTACCGTTACCTAAGTCTATTTCAGCTAAACCATCCGCGTCTAAATAAACACCATCCGGCACAAGTCTTGACATTACTTGTTGTAGCTTTAAATGTGTTAGCTGTATCATATCTGCAAATCCAGTGATACGCTTTACTAATGAGTCAATACTACCGTTGTACATACGGGGCGCTACAATATGGTAATTCATTTTTACTTTATTGTAGTCGCTCTTAGGTCTAGCCATATTCTTGGCCATACCCCACTTTAGTAGTTTATTAGATCCTAACACTAAAGCTCCTTCATATAAAACCTCAACTTGCTTCTGAAGCTTTGTAAAATTATCTTGCTTGTCTGACGGCGGATTAAACGTATCGTCTTTCTTTATAGCTTTGTCAGCTCCAGTTGCGGTTTGTTTAACTTTGTAAACGTTATTCATAAACGTTTTATAGTTAAAGTATAAAACTTGAACCTTGTTATTATCTGTTTTTTTGCCAGTATTATAACCGTACTTTGTGTTTCCTGAGTACGTATTATATTCTTTTACTATTTCCTCAAGCTCTCCTTCTGTTAAATTTGGAAACTCTCGAACTAACTCGTTAACAGGTATGTTTTTAACCTCACCTATATAGTATAAGTCTTCAAAGTACGGATCGTCCGTGTATGAGTACACTAAATTTGAAGGATCAACATAGTCTATTGTCACGCCTTCGGATGTATTGAAGCCAGTTTTAACAGCACCTATACCTATAACTGTTAGATCGTAGAAAAATCTTTTCTTTACAAGTTCATACCTATTACC